AGTTGATCTAATAGTACTTCTTTTATTGAGTTGTAATTATCTGTTATGAACTTCAACTTCATAATCGCTTTCTCCTGCGTTTTTATTATTAACCCTAGTTACCCTACCTGTCAAGGTATCTAAATGGATTCTAGGGGTGATTCTGTGTTAATTAGAGCCTGTTGATCCGTAACCACCAGTTCCACGGTCAGTTACCTTATTTATACTGTCTACAAGCTTAATATCAGCTTGAGGTGCAGGTTTTAGCACCATCTGAGCTATTCTATCACCTTTTTTTATAAGCTCAGAGGTATTGCCGACATTTCTAACAATAACTCCTACCTCACCTAAGTAATCAGAATCAATAGTACCTACTCCATTGGCTAATATTAGTCCTGTTTTAGCAGCAATGCCGCTTCTTAGTCGGATTTGGACCTCATAACCCTTCGGAATGTTGAGTTTTAGACCAGTTTTTATGATTACACACTGTCCGGGATTGATAGAATAAGTGTCGATACTGGATATATCAGCCCCTGCAGCTTCAGATGTCTTATATTCTGGTAATTTAGCCTCAGAATTTAGTAATTCTACTTCTATTACTGTTTTTTCCAGTGATCTTCTGATTCTATTCATAAATAACCTCTCATAACTCATTAATTTTCCTTTTTAAGGAGGTCTTGGGCTTCATCCTTGATACCTTCGACCTTTTGATCTAACTCTTCCTGAGTCTTTATATGCTCTTCTAAGACGTTTTGGATATAATCCGATACTTGGGTTGCTTTGAGGGTCTTAGACTCTCCTAGCGCAGTATTTCGCACTAATATGCGTCCGTTTGGGAGTATTTTTAACATATAATCAAACATCTTACTAATTACTCCTTTCTTGTGGTCTGGTTTGTATGTTCTCAGTTTCTACTGATACTGACATAAAAAATATACACATTATTATTAATAAAATTAATGATTTATTCATTTTTATCTACTATAATAAACAATGAATCATCATGAGGAGTTGTTACTTCTACATCAAAGTCTATCTCTTTTAATTCCAATAGAGATGCTACCTCTACACCTCTGCGTTGCAATTTTCCTGTGTTCATTATTGTTATACTTCCCTTATAGTCTTCTACCATTATTGCGTGTTTATTTTCAATCAATGAAGCCGCAACAAAATTTTTATAAGTAATTTTATTATCACCTTCATATTCAAAGTCTTTGAAATTATTACTCATCATCTCTTTAACTTCTTCTTTGGAAAACACATCACAGTCATCCAAGCACTTATACCAAGGACCTTTTTTTTCATCTATAATCATATACTTACTCCTTTACGATTAATCCTACAATTACAATGTAGCATAAAACTTGAAAACATGCAAGGAAAAAATTCTCAGGAAACCCCGACATTATAATACACAGGATAGTTAAGCAAGCTGCGTACCGTATGTTTTTTCGGATACTTAACATTATAATTTTCCGAATAAATTTCCAAGATCAGATAGATTGTCTTTTTCATCTAATTTCATTTTAATACCAGCAATTCTTTGTCTCAGAAGCTCAATAGTGTGTTTATGGTCTTGACGTTCTTTGTTTAACTTTTTTATAGCTACACTTTGTTTGTTAACAACTTCTATTAATTGTTCAACTTTTTCAATAACATCTTCTAATTTCTCCATTTAAAACCTCCTGTCTTTAGCGTATCTTGCTTTATATAAAAGCTTATCGGTGATTATTTCGATCCTACGAATCAAGAAACGTCTTTCGTCCTCTGGTATGTCGTACCTACCTAGTAACTCTATAAGTTCATCTCGCTCTCTTTTTATTTGCTCTACCTTCTCTTTATCCTCGAATGGTCTAAATGTCATAAAACCTCGGCATTACCTGCGAATACATGGAAGAATGTATTCGTCATATATTAATAAAAACAATTTTGTTTACTGTTATTTTAGCTATTTATACAAAATTTTTTAGTCGAAAAAGTCAAGAAAGTCATCATCTTCATCATACATATTCTCCACTTCTGTAAGCTGTCCATCCATAACTTTATAAATTGACTTATTATCAGTATTAAATACCAACTTTCCGTTTCTGTCTGAATAGTCTTCAACTAGTCCGAAAGTAGTTCTATTTACTATGTCTTCTGCCTTTTTTCCACACTTTAGACAGTCGTACCATGTCTTAGAACCAAATCCTGTCTTGGTCCAAGAGGTAGAACATACAGGACATTTACCATTATTCTTAGTGGGATCGAAGCTTTTAGATTCTTTCAAGTCCTTGGAATTGAATGATAACTCGTCTTCTTTGTAGTTAGTTTCACCATATTGAGTCTTTACAGTATAAACAGGCTTCCCTGTTGCGTCTTTACCTACTTCTCTCACTTCTCCATGAGAACCGTACTTGGTTTCTACTTTATCACCAACTTTAAATTTATGATAATTACTCATCTTCTGTTAAGTCCTTCTTTATTTTCTGCGCTAATTTTATATTACTAAGCTTCTTACTTTCGCTTATTTCAGTTATATAATCTTTTAAGTGTTTAATATAACTAGCGTGTGGATTATTACCTCCTGTATAAAAGCTTAGAGTTTCTGATATCTCATCAAGTAACTTCAAGCATTTATCAGCTCTTGGAGGTAGTTTCACTTCTCTTTTTCCTTATCTGTCACCTTTTTCAGAACCTCATCCACTATTTCAAGGTCGGAATCAAAACTGTCACCCAGTTCTTTACGTGCTACTTCTAGTGCTATTTCATACTGCGAAGTACCCATGAGTGCGTAACCTAATTTAGTAAGCCCTACATCTAGCAATGCTACTCCAAGTTGAATCCCACTTCCGATGAGTCTGATTGCTACCGCAGGTGAGGTCATCACACCTAAACCTATACATCGTAATAGTCCGAAGTTCGTACTATTCTTATAAATATAAGATGAAGATGTTGATATTACCAACAGTACTATTATCATACTAATCATTATTCCTCCAAGTCTCCGTCAAACTCAAAAGCAAACATGCTCATGATCTGACTTCTTATCTCTATGTTCTGTTGTAAAGCTTCAATATAGTACTCGACTTCTTCCTCATTAAATGTGAAAACTAGCGGTACTGAATGTTTATCAATTATTCCAATCATATTATTTATACAATAACATTTAAAAAAAGACTTGTCAAGGATTATTTTATATGTTATAGTAAAAAAGATGGTACAAGTTTACGGACGGAAGAATGGGTCTAGGAACTGTGTCACATCATATGAAGTCATTGACCTTGTGAGGGAGCAAACCTTAAGAGACTAAATAGCAAGCACAATGAGTATCCAGAGACTTCGGTTATTAACGAAGCACAGGTATGAGAGATGAGGCTACTAACCTCCTCCTGCTGTATGGAATCATACATCGGGACTTATCTGGAACTACGGTTCTACCTTTATATGATGCGTGGTCAACCTTGGTAAGTTGATCTACCTCTCGGTAGTAGGTATTAGGACTTAGAGAGGAAATTATACTAATACTCTTAGGACTTACTGTGTCTAATCAACTGAAATCATTGAAAATTCAAATTTTAGATATAAAAAAATAACCTCCAAATACACTATATTAGCAACTATATTATAGGAAATACATATTTGGGGAGATTATGAAAGATACAAAAATAGCAGCCTTAGAGGATATCATAAAACTGGCAAAAGCCAAAGAGGATGGTCTTTCAGAGGTTCTTAATCAAAGAATGAACATAAAAGGTACAGGAGCAATGGGAGCTTCTACAATGGAAGATGTAGCTTCTAAGTTAAAAGGCGTAGCTTCGGTAGATGACCTTGCTTCTAGACCAATAAATACTGGCAGTAGAATTGCTAACAAAATGGAACAAAGATTACTAAAGGATGCTGCTTCAGAGATTGCAGAAAGAAGTGCTAAGAAAGGACTAGGTAGTATGTTAGGTAGAGCTGCTTCAATAGCTGCAGGACCTGTTGGGATGTTAATAAGTGAAGGTGCAGATGCTTCTGAATTAGCTACTGCTCCTCAAGATAGAGCTATAGAATCACCTTATTATAGAAAAATGCAAGCTTTAGATGATATGAGGAAGAGAGCAGATCAAAGAGCTGAGATGGCTAGACAAAAGAATACTGATCAGGACTTAGATAAAGTCATGAAAGAAGTAATGGAAGTTGAAGACAGATTAGGTGCTAATGATTGGGAAGAACCTAAAAAAGAAAAGATATCTAATGTTGAAGCAATAAGATATATGCTAGAGAACATGAAATAAAAGGATTTATTTTGGAAAAACTAATTAAACACTTACCATTAATTTTACTAGTAGCATTGTCAGGTTTGACATTCTACAAGGACAGTATTGCTATATCCATAGCTATTGGAGCTTTGTCAGCACTAGTAGGTTTTAAACTTTTTATTGATTCTAAAAGTCAACCTGACTATCGAAAAGACTTCAGAAAAGAGCTTGAAGAGATTAAATCTGAGGTTATTGCAATCAAACGTCAGACAGGTGCTAAAGGTAACGATAAAATCAGTAGAGTAACTGATCTTAAAGGTTGGGGATGAGATGGATTTCGACTATAAGGATGAGGATAACGAGTTTAAATCCTTTCAAGAAAAGATCAATAAGCTAGAAATTGAAAATGAAAGAATGAAAGAAGTTCTTTTAGAGAACGGTCTTGAAGATGAAGTTCCAGATGTAGATTGTATTTCTGTTGAAGAAAAGATATGTGTTAACGGAATTAAGCATATTAGTCAACGAGTAGAACTTGATGACTTTGATGACAAAGATGTTAAGAACTTTGAGGTACTTCATAGGACTTTAGGACAAATTAGAGGTAGAAAAGGTTCTAGTAAGTCTAAGAAGAAGATGACTACAGGTGAGCTTATTAGTATCGTTAAGGGTGCTAAGTAATGTCAGAAAAGGTTTCTAAGAAGAAAAGAAAAAGTCAGATGTCGAGAGAAGAAGCTATAGAAGCTTTATGGCGACAAGGTGAACTTTCTTGGAAATTAAATGTTGTTCAAAAAGAATTAAAAGAAATGATTGATAATGATATAACTAAAACATCAGTGGTAGTTGTATCAAGACGTACAGGTAAATCTTGGTGGTTAGTAACAGAAGCTCTAATGCAATGCTTAAAAAATCCTAATTCCATAGTTAAGTTTATATTTCCAAAAGCTAAAGATGCAAAGACTAATATACTACCTTTAGTTCGTATGATAACTGAGGATTGTCCTAGTGATTTGAAACCTAAGTTTAATACTCAAGATAAGATGTTCAATTTCTCTAATGGTTCTCAGATTCAACTGGCAGGTTCTGATGGAGGAAATGTTGAGAGTATTCGTGGGGGGTTTGCACATTTATGCATTATAGATGAGGCAGGTTTTTGTGACGATTTGAAATACGCTGTGAGATCGGTATTATCTCCTACGATTAGGACTACAGGAGGTCGAATTATAATGGCTTCTACTCCTTCCAAGTCTCCTGACCATGAGTTTGTAACAGAGTTTATGATTCCTTATCAACAACAAGGTAGACTTAAAATATACACTATATATGATAATCCTAATTTCAATGAAGAGATAATTAAAGAAATTATAGCAGAATATCCTACAGGTGTTGATGATCCTGACTTTAAAAGAGAGTACTTGTGCGAACTAGCTATTGACACTGAAAGTGCTGTATGTCCAGAGTTTGCATTAAACAAAGATTCTATTGTAGTAAGTGACTTAGGTAGACCTGAACATACTGATTTCTATATCGGTATGGATGTTGGTTATAGAGACTTAACAGTTGTTTTATTCGGATACTACGACTTCCATAAAGCGGCTATATGCATCACTGATGAGCTTGTTATGAACGGTCCTGAGATGACCACAGATGCTCTAGCCAACAATATAAGACAGAAAGAGGAAGAGAATTTTGTAGATAGCAATAACAATAAAGTTGAAGCTTATCTAAGAATAATGGATGTTGATCTTAAGCTTATAAATGACCTTAGACAATTGCACAACATACAGTTTTTACCAACTAGGAAGGATAACAAAGAAGGTGCGATTAATGAGATGCGTATGTGGATGGGACAAGGTAGGGTTCTAATTGATGAAAAATGTAAGCACCTTATCTATCATCTAGAATACGGTCAATGGAATACTAAGAGGACAGACTTCAAGAGATTATCAGATAGTCCTGACAAGACACTCAAGGGTGGTCACGTTGATGCAATACCTGCTCTATATTATCTTATAAGAAATATACACACTTATAGAAATCCATATCCTGCAGGTTACGGTAAAACTATAACAGAAAGTACACACTTTACAGCAAAACATAAGAGAAAAAATAGATCACAAGCTATTAATATTATGAGAAAAATAATGAATTTAGACAGAAAAAAATAAAAAACTAGTAATTTGTTAATACATTTTAGCAACTATATTATAAAGATGGAAAATAAGGAATTTTATGAGGAATGTATATTTTGCAGCAGATGAGCCTAACAATACTGTAAAGTATTTGCAAGAGAAAGCAAAGAATTGGTTTAGAGGTATAAATAATGTAAATTACATGGACAAGATAGAAAGATCCTATAAGGCTTATTACGGAGAATATTATTCAGACTATGGATCAAAAAGTCACAGTATAAGTTTCGGTGGAGAAAATGGTGAGAATGTAAACTTAGCAGTAAACCATTATAGAAACCTAGCTAGACATATACATGTTATGGTTACAGGTACTAGACCTTCTTTTGACTGTAGAGCTATGAACACCGACAAAGAATCTTTAATTCAAGCAAAGCTAGGAAATGGATTACTAGACTACTATATGAGAGATAAGAGACTTGAGGAGATATTGAAAGACGCTGTTCAATACGCAATCGTACTAGGTTCTGGTTATATAAAACTAGAGTGGGATAGTAATCAAGGTGAAATAGTTGACGTAATTCCCTCAGATGAAGATGATCAGCAACCTTATTATATAAGAGAAGGAGATGTTTCTTTTTCTTTAGTTAATCCTTACGATATAGTATTTGATTCAACAAAAGAATATTATGAAAAAAATGAGTGGGTTTTAATACGTAATAAGATAAATAAATATGACCTTATATCTAAGTATCCAGAAGAAAAAGATAAGCTTCTAAGACTAGATACTGTAGACAAGCAAATGAAAGTATCCAACGCTTCCAACTATTCAAAAAGTGATGAAACTTTTGATGTTTTTGTTTATGAATTTTTTCACAAAAGAACAGCAGCTATGCCTGAAGGTAAATATTTAATATATTGTTCAGAGGATATAATACTGGAAGATACTTTACTTCCTTATCGTGACTTACCTGTTTACAGGATAACTCCTTCTAACATAATGGGTACTCCTTATGGTTACTCTGATATGTTTGACCTGCTACCTCTTCAAGAGATGCTTAATAGTTTATATTCTACAGCAGCTACAAATATAAATGCGTTTGGAGTACAATCTATACTAGTACCTAGAGGAGCTGACATAGAACCTGAAGATGTAGGTGACGGTATGCAGTTTATTAAATATAATGCACAAGCAGGTGGTAAGCCTGAACCTCTCCAATTAACAGCTACAAGTCCAGAAGTTTATCAAATGATGAATCTTTTAGTGTCTACAATGGAAACTCTCTCAGGAGTTAATTCTGTAGCTAGAGGTAACCCAGAACAGTCACTAAGATCAGGTAACGCACTAGCTCTTGTTCAGTCACAAGCATTACAGTTTGTGTCAGGACTTCAGCAATCATATACACGACTTATTGAAGATGTCGGTACAGGTCTTATAAACCTTCTTAAAGATTTTGCCAACACTAAAAGAGTAGCAGCAATTGCAGGAAAAAATAATGTGACAGAAATGAGATCGTTCAAAGCAGATGATATAAAGTCAATAAATAGAGTTACAGTGAATCAAGGTAACGCTTTAATGAGTACAACAGCAGGTAGAGTACAGGTTGCAGAAAACCTTCTACAAATGGGACTTATTGATAATGTTGATAAATACCTTATGGTACTAAATACAGGTAGTCTTGACTACTTCACTGACGGAAAGATAGATAACTTAAATCTTATTAAGTCTGAAAACGAAGCTATGATAAAAGGCGAGCCTCAACAAGCTATATTTACAGAGAAACACTCTATGCATATAAGAGAACATATGGAAGTGTTGAATGACGCTGAGTTGAAGAAAGATCCTAGATTGGTTCAAATAGTAATGGACCATGTTCAACAACATATAAACCTTTTAAGAACTACAGATCCTGCTATTCTTCAGATGAATGGAGAAACTCCTATAGCTCCTGCACCTAACGCTGCTAACATGGGGATGCAAGGACAACCGCCTCAGCCTCAAGTGCCACCAGAAGGACAAGGTAACGCTCCTATGATGGAAAATAAAGCAGAAACAGGTCCTGATGGACTTCCGACACTACCTGAACCTGCAGGTCAAGGAACTATATTACCTGATAATCTACCAACTAAACCGGGAGATTTATAATGGCAGCTAAAAGAATTAAATATATGGATTATGATTTCAGAGGAGAAGGGTACAAGATATCCGTAAAAGACTTTATATCTCAAAGAACAGGTGCTAGATATAAAATTATACTTAATCTTAATGAAATGGAATATTATATCAGAAATGAAAGAAATAAAGAAAAGATAAAAACTAGCAGAAAGCATAAGAATATGAATGTTATGAAACGTGAAGCTAGAGAGGACCTAGAGAGTTTAGGAGTTATTTTAGGTAAAGAAGTTAGGTCGAGGTCTTTTGGATTATGCGAGACAGGGTATAGTCAAACAAAACATAAAAGATTAATAAGAGAAAGAGAGGAGTAGTAATGCCTAAAGAATTTAATGAAAAACAACAAGGTTTTTTTGATAGCTTCAAAAAGAAGAAAAAGAAAAAAGAAGAAGGTTCTGGATCAGGAATGTGGTCAAAACTTAAAGGGTATATAGGGAATAAAACTGCAGGTGAAAAGATGGGAGAATCTTTTAAGAAATCAGGATTATTTAATAGAAAGAAATAGAAAAGACGTTTAATAAACCTCTACCAATAAAGGCGAGGTAACTATGCTATACCGTAAAGATTAGCAAGGAGAAAATTATGTCAGAAGAAATTGTAGAAAACGCTGCACCAGAATCAGTGGAATCAGTAGAGTCAGTAGATCAATCGGTTGATTCACAACCAGAAGAATCATCAGGAGTTGTTCCAGACGAGTCAGTAAAGGTCCAAGCCGAAACAGAGCAGGAGTTAGAAGAAGAAATTCAAAATGCCGTAAACGAAGGTGCTTCAGAAGAAGAAGTTCAAAATATGATAAGGCAGTATACTCTTAAGGTTGATGGAAAAGAGATCATAAAAGAGATTGATCTTAACAATGAGGATGAGTTAAAGAGGCAGTTTCAATTAGCCCTCAAAGGTCAAAAGTCTACACAAGAATTAGCTGAAATTAAAAAAGCTTACGAAAAAGGACTTAAGAACATACTTAGTAATCCTTTTGAAGCGTTGAAAGAGTTAGACCCTGATTTCGATCCTCTAAAGCTTTCTGCTGATTACATAGAATCTATGTATAAAGCTCAACAGATGACACCTGAAGAAAAAGAGGAAAAAGAAAGAATAGACAAGTATGAAAAACTGAAAGAAGAACATGAAAGATTGCTCAAGGAGAATCAAGAAAGAGAAGAAATGGCTGCCAGACAAGCGGTAGCAGAGGAGATCCAATCTGATATAATGTCAGCTTTAGACGAAGATGGAGAGCTTGTAGCAGACAGAGAAACAGTAAGTTTAGTAGCTAGAGAGCTTATATGGGCTGCTGAGAGGAATATAGAAGTTTCAGCTAAAGACGTATTACCTACAGTTAAACAGCTTCTAAAGGAACAGTTCAACAACCATGCTAATAGATTTAAGAGTTCCGAGATACTAAAGAAGTATATGGGAGAGAGTTTGACTGAAAAGCTGAGAGAGCAACGCATAAAAGATGCAAAAGTAAAAGTACCTTCTATCAACGATATAAAACCTACTTCTAATATAAACAAAGAAGAGGTTAGTAAAAAACCTAAAAAGAAACTTTCTGACCTAATGGCAGGTAGGTAAGTATTTGTAATAATTGTAAAATTAAACTTTTTTTACATTTTATTTAAAAAATACTTTACTTTTTAGCAACTATATTATAAGAGAGGTAGGTAACTGCCTCTTATTTTAAAAAATGATAATTGTTTTTTATGCGATTTTTGTTTTTCTTTTTAGATATCTTAACAGACTCTTTAAAGTTTACGAAATACCAAATTCTAGACTGTTTGATTTTTAAAAACTAACTTAACCAACTTTAAGACTCTTAATAAATATAAAAGAGTAAGGAGAATTAAAATGTCATCAAATAGTGTTCAAACACTCAACGGTCTTTTTAAAGAAAGATACGCAGACCAAGTAAAGGATTTAGTTCCTGATCACATCAAGCTTTATAATGCTATTAAGTTTGATTCAGCAAAAAAACAAGGTGCTTCTTATAATGAGCCAGTTATCTTGTCTTTAGAGTCTGGATTTACTTACGGTGGTGAAGCAGGGGAAGCTTTTACTCTTAATGTAGCTAAAGAATTTAAAATGAAAAACGCTTCAATCAAAGCAAGAGAGATAGTGCTAAGATCTGCTATATCTATCGCAGCTCTTAATAGATCTCAATCTGATGATCAAGCTATCAATAAGTCTATGGATTTAATGGTAGCTAACATGTTGAAGTCAATGTACCACAGACTAGAAGTTCAAATGTTCTACGGACAATCAGGAATTGGTGAAGTTCTTGGTTCTATCGTTGATGCAGCAGGAAGTCCTTCTACAGCTAACGGTTCTAGTGTTCCTGTTAAGTCTTCTGAATGGGCAGCAGGTATATGGAACGGTACTACTAATGCTGAAATAGAGATCTTTTCTAATGATTTAGCAACTAAAAGAGGTATTTACAGAATAGACGGTTACTCTTTAAAGAATAGATCAGTAGCTTTAACTCAAGTAGACTCTTTAGGTTCTCCTACAGCAGATCTTTCTACTATTGTAGACACTGATGTTATTTATTTTAAAGGAGCTTGTGTTGCAGGTCCTTCTGCTTCTAGAAACGAGTTCTTAGGTATTCATCAAATTGCTAGTGAAACTAGTTCTCTTTTTGGAATACCTAATGCTACAGAGCCTTTATTTCAAGGATCTATTCAAGACGTTGGTACTGAAGGAACTCCTACTGTTCTTTCTCAGGAAAAAGTAGAAGAAGGTATCGCTCTAATGGTAGAAAAAGGCTTAATGGAAGAACAAGTTACTGTTTATGTAAACCCTAAGCAATGGACTAATCTTCTTTCTGAGCAAACAGCTAAGAGAACTGTTGACCAAACTTATTCTGAAGATCTTTATAAAGCAGGATCTAGAGAGATTGAGTTCTTTGGACAAAATGGTACAATTAAGATTGTAGCTACTACTTTTGTAAAAGAAGGATATGCTTATATTGTTTCTGAAAAAGATCTTAAGAGAATCGGTTCTGTTGAAGTAACTTTCAAAAGACCTGATGGAGAAGATTTCTTCAAACTATTGGAAAATGTACATGGTGTAGAAATGAGATGTATGACTGATCAAGCTTTATTTACAGCTAGACCATCTGCTATCTGTATCCTTAGATACATTAATCCTGAAGCTTAGAAATAAAAGTACTCAAGATAATCAGCCTCGGTCATCCGAGGCTTTTTTATTTAACCATTTGAAATTATTCAAAATATGAAAATAACGTGGTTTTAATGACCTTTAAAAACATGTTATTTTAGCAACTATATTATAGAGGGATTATTAAGGAGATATTATGCCTAAACCTTTGACGGTAAGAGATGAAATTTATCAATATCCAGTGGAGGGTGATAACAACTATGCTGAAGAAGCTACAGGTTGGGCTGCTGATATAACCGATGTAATTTCTCAAATATCAGGACCGGGAGATATCCCAACAACAGAGGTCAATCTTCTAGGTACAGAAACTTCTAATGTATACGAAGGTAACATACCTAATTTTTCATTTGATACATCCTATGTACAGTCTATAGAGGCTACAGGTCATATAACTAGAACTTATACAGATTCTACACCAACCAAAGTCGAGCATTTTGAAATACGAGGTGCTTACAATGACACAGATATAAACTTTTCAGCATTTTTCTCAGGTGATGATACAGACTTTGAGTTTTCCGTTGTAGGAGGACAGTTTAGGTTTAGGTATATAGGAGATCCTAATCAAGACATAGTGAAGATAAAGTTTTCAGCAAAAGCTAAGGTTGATTCAGGAGCTTTTTCTAGTTAAATTTAAAACAAGTATAACGCTTAGGTGTTGTAATAAATATAAAGATTTTAGGAAGGATTTATAATGACAGTACAAAGAGGTAAGTTTCAATCGGGTATTAGAATAAAGAAAAACTCAGATCCTATGACACTTGATGGTGAAATCACAGTAGATAGTGCTGATGATAAACTAAAAGCAAGACTTGACGGAGCTGACAGGTCAGTAGTAACAGAAGATCAAGCTCAAACATTAGAGAATAAAACAATTGATGCAACATCAGCAACAGGTAATAACACACTATCTGCTGACTCTGATGATATAGTATATGATAATTCTACTTCTGGATTAGCGGCTGATAATGTAAAAGAAGCTATTGATGAATTAAAGCAAGGATTAGAAGGGCAAAACGAAGCATCAGAGATATCTTATGACGATAGTGGTAACACTAAAGTATCAGGTTCTGATGTACAAGCAGCACTAGATTCTGCAGATACAGAGATTCAAGCTAATGCTGATGCTATTGCTTCTTCAGACTCGGCTCTAGATGACCATTTAAATGACACTGAGGACGCTCACGCAGCTTCTGCTATATCTTATGTACCTAACGGTAACGAAGTGTCTAC